CTCCCTTCGAGGCTTCGAGAACGTAATCACGACTGATCTCCCAAACGAAATCGCGATGATCGCGCACAACGCATCTCGACTGCAACAAAGATTCCGCATCGTTGCACTCATCACCGATTGTCAGGGGCTCGATCTCTCGATCGTCAAGAGCGTCCGCCAGTGGCTCGTGAACGGCGAGATCGAGCACATGCAATGCGAAGTCGATCACGACTACGTGCCGCACTACACCGGCTGGCCCGAAGAGTTCGGCGAAGTCACAAACGCCGTTAGCGCGTGGCGGGAGTTCTTTCGCGGCTTGCCGTACGAAGCATCAAGCGACATCAACGGATGGCATTACGCCCACGAGACAAGCGCCGAGCCCGACTTCCAACGGGACATCGTGTTTACATCGCGTCGGGCGATTTCGCCACGAAATCAAACCATCAGCACGGCAGTCGTCAGCGATCAGCCGAACGTATCATCATCGCCGACGTTCTTCGGCGACCGCGTTCGATCAATCTAAACAGGAGTTCTTCGATGTCAGCAATCACTCGGCACGTTCCGATGATCCGAAGGCCAGCAAGCAATACGAAGTCTTCGATCGTTTTGCTGATCGTCGATGCGATGCTTGTCGGTATGTTGTGCGTCCTGTTCGTTGTTGCGATCGTTCGGTGAGTACCACCCGCAGCACGACTTGAACCAATTAGCAATTATCAAGAAAGGAGTGTGGCCTATGAAGAGTTCCAACACTTACGCGACCACCAAGTAATGCCAGCATCGCCAACGGCGACATTAAACACACAGGCCCGGGATAAGTCATTGTGGCTTGTCTCGGGCCTTGTTGATTTCGTAGCGAAATCGAATCAGGAGAACGACAGTGTGCTTTGAGAACATCCCCGAACACATCGACAGTAACACACTCGCGCAGTTGCGTAAGCCGTTCATTGACTTGAGCAGCGTTCCCGCGAGCCAGTTCAAGCCCGCGCGTGGTCGCGTGCTCGTGCAACGCATCGACTCGCCCGACTCAGGCCCGATCGCTATCGTGCAGACGTACGACCAGAAGCGACGCACGCGGTCTAAGGCGCGAGTTGTCGCGTGCGGTCTGCCGCCGATCGATGAAGGACACGCAGCCCGCCCTGACGCGATGCCGTGCCCCGGCGACATCGTTGTAATCGACCGCTTGTGCGGACACGATATGTTGTTCGCCGACGATTCGGGAAAGACAGCCAAGTACGCCGTTATCGTTTGCGATGAAATACTCGGCATCGTCGATTAATCGCTCGGCATAAACTCACGCACGGCCCGCCGATCTACACAATCAACAGACAGACGGGAGTGCGTATGTCGTCCGATGAGTCGAAACAGCAAGTCAGTTATGCAACGATCGGAATGATTGTCGGCGTTGTGTCGATGCTCGCAGCGGTTTTATCAGTCGCCTATTTGTTTGGCCGCATCGCGCAATCCATCGAAACGATCGAATCGCGTGTTGATTCGATCGACGGCAAAATCGAGAAGACGTTTGATTCGTACAACGCTCGACTTCGAGAAGTCGAGCGACTGCAAGACAAGATGCAAGCAAAGCCGTAGTCGCGACATCGCCCGCGATTACGAACACGAGCAAAGGCGAGCACAAGGAATCAAAGTGAACGACCAGAGTAAGAGCCCCAATCGACCGCCCCGACCTGCGCGACCGAACGTTGCGAAGGGTTCCGCCGCTGCTGCCCCGAATGACAAGTGGGCGAACTCGACTTGGACCGCCGAACAGGAGCCCGCAACCGCCAATCCGATCTATCCGTCAGCCCCTGTCCTGCCAGTCGATCCCGCCCCGGCTGTCGAACCGTTGCCGCAGGAAGAGCCGGAGTTCGACCGCGCCGAGTTCATCGAGCAGATCACGATGCAACTCAAAGAGAATCCCGATCTCAACCAGTTCCGCCCGCGCGTTACAACGGTCGTCGATGGTCGCCCGAGCGGTGGCGAAATCGTCGGCAATGGCATCGTGCTGCACTTCTCGACTCACCCGATGGGTCAAGACGGGGCGACGTTCGAGCGAATCGCACAAGCAATCGTCGCGCGTGCTTACGCCGAGATCGTGTCAGCGCCCGAGTCTTATTCGGACGAGTACCTGCAAGACATCGAGCGTGCGATTGGTTGCCTCGGTGACTTCGTTGTGCACGCGAACAACGCGCGATCAAGGCAGTTCCCGATCTAATCGATTTCGCGGCGAAATCGAAACATCGCATCTCTTTCTCCTCTGCCCCGCTGCGCGAAAGTGTTGCGGGGCTTTTCGTTTGACCTATCATCAGTCGTTGTCGATTACGTCAACACAAAGGAGACAGTTATGTGGAAGTTGCTCGACAAGATTCTTGATTCTGTCCTGTCGCCGATTTCGCCGAGCGTGCGGCGTGCGGTCAACGAGACGGGACTCGGTGCTTGGGATCGCGTGCAGACGCGATATCGCATCGAAGGGGCGATCGTCGGTGCTGTCTTGACGGCGATTGTGTTCGTGCTGGCGATCGTGCTTGCCGGGTGCTCGGCCCCGCAGTCGTTTACCGAGATCAAGCCCGCGAAGACGACGGTATCGAACATCGAACGCATCAAGCCGATCGAGCCCGCAGCGAAGCAGGTTGTCGTCACCGAGCAACTCGACGAAAGCGGCAAGCCCGTGTCGCGCACGACTCGAACGATCGTGCAGGATCAACTTACATCGCGAGAAATTGAGTTCAACGCCGACGCGACCGGCGCGTCTGCGATTGCTCGCGGGACTGACATCTCGGGCGACTTTACCGGCTCAGCGCCGAGCATTGACATCCCGGGCGGCGGCGGTGCGACCGGCGGCGATGCAAAGAGCAAGTCGAAGGCCAGCACGCCTCTGCCCGAGTTCAATTGGTTGCTTGTCGCCGGTATAGCGTGCGTGCTCGGCGCTGGCACGTGCTTCTACTTCGGATTGCGTCGTGCTGCGATCGTCGCCGGAGTCGTCGGCGGCTCGCTGATCGTTGCATCGTTCCTACCCGCGTGGGCGTGGGTGATGATCGGCTTGGCTGCCGCTATCGCTGGCGGCGTGTACGTTTGGGCCGAATGGAACGCCCGCAAGGGCGGACAATACAAGGAAGCCCTGCGAGCGGTCGTCGGCGGCGTTGCATCGCTCAAGGATCAATCCCCGGACGCTTACGAGGCCGCGAAGCAAGAAATCGGCAAGCAGGCTGATCCCGGCGATGCCGACACGATCACCGAGATCAAGCGCGAAGACCGACTGTAATTAATCGTTGCCCGCGAAGCGAAAGCGGCGCGGGCGATTTCGTATATTGTGCATGAGCACTACGCATCGTTCGTCTTGGGGAGCGTACGTTCCGCCGTTCATTATCGAAGGCGCGGATGAGTGCGAAGAATCAATCGCAGAATCACCATGAGCACAACACAAGTTCGCAAGCGTCCCGACCCGAAGCGCAAGCCCCGGACGATGAGCGATCTCTGGTCGCGTGCTGTCGCTTCCAGCGACGCAAGTACAAAGCCGATATCCGCGGATGTCAAACTTTGCGACGCTCGCGAGTTGCTTGCGTCGCTCGGAGATAAGTCGGTCGATGCGGTGATTACCGATCCGCCTTACGGCGTAGATCACGAGTCGAACTCGAAGTATGACGATCGCCGTGATGGATGGGAAGCAAGAATCGCGTACTTGCTGCCCGAAATGCTCCGTGTGTCGCGAGGCCCTGTGTTTTGGTTTGGAGCGTCGGCGACGCTCCATCGCGATCTCGCGATACTCAAGCCCGATCGTGTAATGATTTGGGCACCGAAATACCGAGGACTTCCGGTTTCTTCAAATAATGTGTTTTACAAGTTTGAAACGATTTACGTTTGGCGAGTCGGCTCGTTCGCTAAGCCCGGCAAGGGCGAGCACAAACTTGTCGTGCATTCGGACGTAATGACCGAAAATATACATAATCGTCGGGATTCTTTTTGGGATCACCCCGCGACCAAACCCGTGCCGCTCATGGAACGACTCTGCCGCGCAGCGCCGCCGGGCGGGATCGTCTGCGATCCGTTTGCAGGCAGCGGCACGACGGGCGTTGCCGCGATTAACGTAGGTCGCTCATTTATCGGCAGCGAAATCCTGCCCGAGTACCACGATGTTGCGACGAAGCGAATCGCCGAAGCGCTCGCCCCGTGGCAAGCCAAGATCGCCCGTTTCGCTCAGTCGATTTCGTGACGAAATCGAAGCGCCTATCGTTGTTGCATGACCCCGATCAACGATCAGACGTTTCGCCGCCCCGTCGGCAAGTTCTCGATTTCGATTGTGCTCATCCCGGGGGCACTCAACAAGTTCTCATTTGCAACGCACGAATCGACGGACGATAAACTCGCCGAACTTGTCAGCCCGTCAGCGATGTATCAGGTCCGCATCTTCGACGTGACGGGGCGATTCGATGTTTGCGCCGAGTGTGCGAGCGCTACGACGCAATCAATCAAAGACTTCCTGCGTCGGACGCAAATCGCCGCGACCGTACAAGCGATGATGACGGGGCGGCTCGATATCAAGATGCCGCGAGCCGATTTCGTTCGTGCTCACTTCTCGGAGTTCGAGCGAGCGTATCTTTACTCAACCTATCCCGCGATGGGATCGGCGATGGGAGTCGCCGGGTCGATTGAATCAAATGGTCGGCGTGAAGCCGCCAAAGTCTCCGACGTGCTGCCGGGGCTTGACGAAATCGCAGGTTCGGATCGAGTCTACAAGTTCTAACAGGAAAGCGATTTCGTGACGAAATCAAACTCCAAGCCAGCGATTGCTGTCCCGTCGATACCTTGGATTACTGCGATCGGGCAACTCAGCAAAGCCGTATCGTCCGAGTCGTATCGATTCGGCGTTGTCAAAAGCGAATCGAAGTGGTCGGTCGTTCTGTCTGCGTGGATGTCGGTAAGTGCCGATATGGTCGCGAAGGATTACGGTCCCGTTTCGATCCGCGACTGGCAACGACTCACGACCGACTCTCGATTGTGGTACTTGTGGGAACGCACGAAGCAAGACGCGGACGCACTTGTTGAGCGGGCGGTTTCGCTTGCAAACATCCCGATCCCGTCTGCGTTGTTTGTGATTCGCAAAGCAACAGAATCGGGCATCATCCTTCCGAACGGCTCGGTCGTGTCTGACGTATCCGAACTCATCACTCGACCGATTGCACAAATGGTTGTATCGGCGCGGGCCGATCACGTCGAAGCAACGCTGCGACTCCTCAAAGCCCAGCGCGAACTTGAGCGGTATCGCGGCAAGCCGCAGGCGGCGGTGCCATGATTTTCGGCAAAAGCACAATCGGCAATATCGAAATCGACACGCAGCAGCAGGCGAGCGATACGGGGCCGATCATCCGCGAGCATCGATTCGCTTGCTTGCCTTGGCAATACGAGTTCTTGACCGATCTCGATACGTTCGCAATCGCTGGCGTTGGTGGCATCGGCTCTGGTAAGACCCATGCGCTCATGCGTGCGGTTACGATCATCATGCAATCCGAGGCAGGGACAGGGACGATCGGCGGCATCTTCGCCAACACTTACTCGCAGTTGCATCAGTCGGTCTTGCCTCGACTCTGGGCGTTTTTGTCAGAGATGGGGCTTGAGCAGGGCATCGATTGGGTGTTCAATCGACAGCCGCCTGCCGAGTGGGGATTTGCAAGCAACTTCAAGAAACACGACGGCGTGCTTACGGTTCGCGCATGGGGCCAAGCGGTCGCTCGGTCGCTTGATAACCCCGACGCGATTCGCGGACTTGATCTCGGGTGGGCGGTGCTCGACGAAGCGCGCGATATCGTGCAGGGCACGTATGACATTGTTATTGGTCGATTGCGATGCCCGAAGGCTAGGCGTCGCATTATCCGACTGACGACGACTCCCAACGGGTATGACTGGATTTACGATCGGTTCGCGACTCGACAGACCGCCGATCATCGCATGATTCAAATGACGACGCGGGACAATGACTATCTGCCAAAGTCATTCGTTCAGCGATTGGAAGAGTCATACGACGAAACGTTCTTGGCTCAGGAAGTAGACGGCAAATTTGTATCGCTCCGCAAAGGGCATGTTTACCGTTCGTTTGATCGCAAGTTGCATGTTGTCCAGCCGAGCGAGTTCAAACTGCCCGATCCCGGATCGCTGCGTATCGTCGTCGCGGTTGACTTCAACCGTTCGCCGTACTGCGTGTGTTTGCTTTGCGAGTTGCCAGACAAGTCGATTGCGTTCGATGAAATCGTCATGGATGGTGCCGACACGCCTTCGATGTTCGATGAGGTCGCGCGTCGCGTGAATGCCCTGTCGCCTTCCGTCGTAAGCGTGTACGGCGACGCGAGCGGCAATCAGCGCAACACGAAAAGCAATCACTCGGATTACGACATGATTTCGATCAAAATGTCGTCGTCTTTCGGGTCAAGGTTTGTTCCCGCGTGGAGCAAAGCGAACCCGGCGATACAAGAGCGCATCGCAGCGGTAAACGGATCGCTCAAGCCAGCGGCAGGACAACCGAGGATTATCGTTTCGTCAAAATGCAAGACGCTCATCCAAGACTTTGAGCAAGTGGCATACAAGAAAGGTTCGGGCGAACTCGACCCCGGACCCGATCGGCGGCTCACGCACATGAGCGATGCGGTGTCGTACTACATCGTCAAGAAGTATCCCGTGCCGAAGTCACGCAACGCGAGCACGCTGCGTATCGGGTGGACTTGATTCAATTTCGTGGCGAAATCAAATGGCTAAACGGAACACCAAAAAAATCTCTCGTAAGCCCGAACGCATTTCTTCGCTCTGGTGGAAGAATGTCGGCCCGGTCGTTTATTCAACGCAAGACAAATGGCAGAGCGACTGCGGGCGGGTCACGATCTATCGCGGCAAGTGCGAAGAGGTAATGTCGGCAATGCCAGATGGATGCGTCGATCTTGTCTGCACCGATCCTCCCTACGGCGTAGGGCTTGATTACAGATCGTTCGATGACACGCGCGAGAATGTTGCCGCTCTCGCTCGACTATGGCTACCGCAAGCCCGCAGAATTGCTCCGATCGTTGTTTTCACTCCCGGTCGTCTTTCCGAGTGGCTTTATCCGATGCCGACTTGGGTACTTAGCGTCTCATCGCCAGCAGCGGGCAGTCGGTGTTCGTGGGGATGGCAGAACACTCATCCGGTGGTTGTATATGGCCCTGACCCATATCTCGCGAACGGACTCGGAGCCAGAAGCGATACATTGATATTTAGAACAATGAGTCCATCTGCTCCGAAGCACACTCACCCGTGCGCGAAGCCTATCGATTTCATGCGATGGATCATCGACAGATGTGAACCGTTTAATCGAGGCACCGTGCTCGATTGCTTCATGGGCTCCGGCACGACGGGCGAGGTCGCTATCAAGACCAATCGCAGGTTTATCGGCATCGAACTCGACGATCGATATTTCGAGGTGTCGAAACGCAGGCTACAAGATGTGTTGCTCAATTTCGACACGAAATCGCCGCTGCCTAGACTTGTCACATGAAGATCAAGCAACTCCCTCTGCCGCAAGTCGGCGTTGTCCCCGGCTCAAACGGTGCTACGTTCGCATCGTGGGCGTACGCCAACAAGAACAACGTTCGATTCTTGAGGATGTCTTACAACTGCGACGACGATTATCGTCGCGGGTTGGATCAGTTCGGCGAGCCGATTATTTTGCCGCACGAAGGCGAAGCGCAAATCGGCGGCGCGACAGGCACCGCTACGACTGTGCAGCAGTCGATGGCGCAAGGCAGCGCCGCCGGATCGCTTCGGTATCGTCGCCGCGTTTCGATGGCGAGTCCCGTCCCGCACTTTCGCTCGATTGTGTCACAAGTTGCCGGTTATCTCACGTCTGCAAAGCCCAAGCGTGCCGAATCGCTCGCGTCCGAGTTTGCTCGCGTCAAGATGGACGAATGGATCGCGGCGACTGTCTACGACTCGCTCAAGTTTGGCAGAGCATGGATCGGCGTTGACTCGAAGCGAATCGAGCCAGACTCCCGCGATGCTCGCGGCCAGCCGATCGTAACGGCAGCGGCTGCACGTCAGCAAGACCCCGAGAATCAAGGCAGGCCGTACATCGTCTCTGCCGAGCCCGATTCGATCGTCGATTACTCTGTCGATTACGACGACAAAAGCACGTTCAAACAAGGTCGCGTGTATCGCGTTGTCATTGAGTACACGCAGCGATCCCGCGAGTCGTTTGCAAGCCCCGAAGTCGAAAGCAAGTTCTGGATCGAATGGACCGATCAGTGGTGGGCGAAGTACATCGAAGAAATCGAAGTTTCGGGCGAAGGCAAGTCGCAAGTAGCCAAGACCGTGCTCAAGATTGTCGAAGTGCAGACGCACAACTTCCCGGCTTGCCCGTGGGCGTTTCTCGATGTGATGTTCCCTTCGATGCCGCTGGCGAACATGCAGCGGACGCACACGAATCTCATCTCGTACAAGAACGAAGAGCACGCACAAGCAACGTTTACGCAGAGGTACATCGTCGGCGTTGAAGGGCAGGGCAACTCGTCGATTGCGTCAGGACCCGGCAACACGATTTTCATTTCCAACGAAAACGCCAAAGTCGGATCGTTCGGCGCTGATCCCGATCAGGCTCGATCGCTCGCCGAAAGTGCGGACGCAATCGTGACCGAGATGTACGAAGTCGCGTGCCTCGACAACACCGCAAGCAAGAACGTTGCAGAAGCGGCGACGAAGAAGATTCGAGATATGGAGCCGCTCTACAAGTACCTTGAGCAGGCTACCGATTCGATCGAAACGATTGACAACTGGCTCGCCACGATGCTCGGGATTCTTGGCGATAAGTCGGAACTCGCATCGCATACGACATACTCGCGGCAGTTCGACGTTGCTTCAATCGGCGAGATGATCTCGATTGCCAAAGAACTTGCGACCGCCCCGTTCGTTCCCCCGACATTGCTTCGTCGCGTAATCGAGCGCATCATCGCCAAACTCGAACCGTTTTCCGACGATCGTGAGTACGCAGAAGAAGTCGCGCGGCAGTTCAATATCACGCCGTCGCTTGTTTCTTCGATCTCGGAGTTGCAGCGAGAAGGTATCCTCACGGCCGAGATGCTCGTCCGTGCAATGGGTATGCCCGACGATCTCAAGTCCGCTTTGCTCTCGCGAATGGCACTTCACAACGCGGCAACAGAAACATCGCAACTCGTCGGCGATGTCGGCGATCCTGAAATGCAAGACGACGATTCCGAATACGAAAGCATCGAATCGCAGGACGACGAAGATAACGACGAAGAAGACGGCGGCGACAACGCCTAGCATCAATCGACCCGCCCGTAACATGGGAGCATCGTCATGGCATCTACGGGCCGCGATTTGACAAGCGCCGTTTCTCCGTCGTTCTCTACCCCTCTCGATTGTCGCTCGACCGCAGGATCGATTCGACCCGATGGCGAGCCGCCTCGCGCCGTGTGGGTCGTTTGCGAACTCGACAGCAACTTCCCGCTTGAGGTTCGCATTCCTGCCTACGACCGCGTTCGCAATGGCGTTGTGGTCGAAGAATATTGGGAGCGACTCAAGGCTGGCGAGCGTCGCGCGTTCGGTGCAGTCGTAAGCAACGGCGATCCGCTCGCAGTCGGCAACGTGCAAGCCCTTTTCGTTCGCGGGGTCGGCGGGGCGGCAAGGTACGGCTACGGCATCGAGCTGCCGTAATCACAATCACAAACAGTCGAATCACTCGTCGTTCGATTTCGCCACGAAATTGGGAGTTGTCCCTTGAGCCAATTTACTTCGATTCGCAACTTTGATCTCACCCAGCGCGCGGGCACCGGCACTCCGTCATACTTGCAGTTCTCTCGCAACGTTGAAACGATGTCGCCCGTTGGCGAACGAGTCGCCGCAAACGTCCCGCGATACGGTCGCCGCATTTCGATCGCTGGCGCTCCGGGTCCGGTTGAAACGATTGCGAACATCGTCAGCGGCGACACGACGAGCGATGCCGCTATCGCTGTCGGTCGCGATATCGACGGCACAACGCTTGTCTTCAATCGACTTCTTTCGGGCGACAACTCGACCGGCACGATCAAAGTCGTTCGCATCAACGAGCAGACCGGCCAAGAAACGCTCTTGACTAACCTTTCGTATGTGCGGGCGACAGGCTCTCGCGGCCCCGACTTGCGTCGCATTGCAGGCACGGCAAACGATGACGGGTTCCTGTATCAACTCATCCGAGCACAGATCGTCCACGGCACGATCGTTGCATTCTGCCGCATCGTTGAGCGTACGGGCGGCACAGCAACGAACTGGACCGGCGACGAGACAATCGGCTGCGCGTTCGCTGTCAGCAACGATTACGGCCAGACGTGGCAATACACGATTGACGATCGCCTTACGCCGACGAACAAGGGCAAGGCTCGCGGCAATATGTGGTCGTTCCAGTCGTACTGGTGCCCTCGCCGCACGATCGGTCAGCCGCTCACCGAAGTTTGGTTGTGTGCTCAGGATTACTTCAACAACCCGGGCAGCGGCGAAGGTGCGAACGTTGAGCCCGATGGCGGCACGTCGTACTGGTTCAGGATGACGCGACCCGATGCAGCGTCGCGATTTGTGCCCGATCAAACCGGCACGCCAAATCAAATCAAGTGGGGCCGATTCAGCAAGGCGGCGGCAACTCTGTTTGCTTGGGAGTCTGGTCGCAGTTACGCGATCGGCGATCGCGTTGCGTCCGTCGGTCGCGGATACGAGCGGAGAACAAACGGCTCAGGCACGACTGCCCCTCTGTCCGATCCGACGAACTGGCGAGATATCGGCCCGAGCGGCAACGGCATTACGAGACCGCCCGCATGGTCAGCGGCGACAAACTACATCGTCGGGGATCTTGTCAGCCGACCGAATGGCAAGGTGTACGCTTGCTTTGTGGCGCATAGCGCGAACGCAACGCCGCCCGAGAGTGACGCGCCCGCGACGATCGGCACTCGATGGCAGAACATTGGCCCGCAGAACTGCCAGCCGCAGGGCGTGGGCATGGTTCTTCGAGACGACGGCAAAATCGCTTTGTTGCAGCACGAGTCGGACATCGGTTACTCATCAATTACCGAAGTTCGATTCCAGCCCGATTCGTACGACGACTTCGAGGTTTCTTACAATCGCGATGGCGTACAAGACTCGGGTGTGTTTACCAACGGCGTACTGACGAGCACTGGCGTTGCCGGTCGCATTCGCGGCACGCAGTTCCAAGGATCGAATTGGGTCGGCATGGCCCCGCACGTCGAAACGAACAAACTCATTCTCGGGCCGGATGCTGTCAACTCGTTTCTTTGCGAATACATCGTCGGTACTTCGGCGACGAATTACGTTCCGCGCATCGCTCGCGTCGCTGGCGGCGTTCGCAATGCTCGATCGGGTATCTCCGGGGCCGTGTCTGGTGTCGATGTCAATCTCGCAAATTGGGGATCGCAAGGTACGCTCACGCTTGTAATTCAAGCGGACAGGCCCGAAGGCGACGCGAGCGGCAACTTCGACATTCTCGGCGAATGGTCGGCCAATCAGCAACTCAACTCGCGCAACGTCACCGGCATCGATCAAGCCGTCATTTCTCGCGACGGCGGGCGGACGTGGGCTTTCTGCGGATTCACTCGCGAGCCGTTCTCCCTTGGATCGAACATTGCAAACGGCTTTATTTACTACCGGCGGCAATCCGACAATCGCATCGTCCGCCAGCGACTCCCCGATGTTCGATCTGCGCGACTTCTCAACGTTTCGTGCGGCGGCGTAAATCGCGCTAACGATGGGCTCGCGGACTCCGCGTTTTCGATTGCTTCGCTCGCTGGCAGGAACGGGATTGCGTTTGCATCGAGCGGCCAGCGAAAGATCGGCGGCAATCTGCAACGATTCAAGATCGCGAACGATTCTGCGTCGGGCTCGGTCGGGCAGTCGGTCGGCGACTTCTCGCCGCCACCGTTTTGGCACGACTCGTCGAATCAGAACTCGCCGCGAGTTATGGCAATATTCTTCGGGCTCACGCAAGGAACTTCGTTGTCTTCGACCGGACTTGTGCGATGCTCATTCGCTTCCAACTCGCTCGTCGGCGCGAACCAATATTCGACCAACTTTGCTTTGACGGCTACGCACGTCCGCGTTCGCTGCTGGGCCGCTCATCGACATGGATTGTCCGAGTCGTGGATTCGATCAGCGACCGGAGGAAACATGGGCGACGCTGCAACGGGCAACTCGCCGTTGTTCCTTCGATCCGAGTCTGGCCCGCCCTACGACAATCGGCCAAGCGGCGCTATCACGGTTCCGACAAGCAATGAGTGGTTCCCGATCACGTTCGCCGATCTGATTCAACGAAACAGCCCGAACACAAACGACGGATGGATGCTCGCGGATAGCACGCTCGCGAATCTCAAGTATCCGCAAGACCTGTATTTCACCGGATGCACTGAGGTTATCGAAGGCCAAGGAGCGTTCCCATATTCATTGCAGCGATCGGCGACGATCGGCGGCACGTTCACCGGCCCCGACGAGATTGCAACCGTGACGGGGCTTGGGCTTACCGGAGCATGGACGACGGCATGGGCAATGGCCGTGTCGCCCGCAGGCTTCGGGTGGGATCAATTCGGCCCGCCTCGTAACGGCGCTGCTCCTGATTGGTGCATCGGTACGCTTTGGGCCGATGCAAACAACTGGATCGAACTCCGCCCCAGCCCGTTTATCACGATGTCGGGCTCGACCGTCACTCGCGAATCGCGTTTCAGCCTTCGCATCCGCGCGAATGGCACGACGATCGACGTAACCGACTTTGCACTCGGAGTTTCGTTCGAGGCAGAGCAGTCAGTACAATTCGCGATGAGTCTTGATCGCGCCGCTGGCGAACTTCGCATCGCTCTGCAATGCGGCGGACAAACCGTTCACACGCGGACGATCGGGGCGGCGACATCCCCAGCGATTACCGGCGCGATGATGACAGCACTCGCCGCCGCGAACTTCAACGAGTTTCGTTGCAGCAACAATGATCGCACGGTTGTT